AAACCCATTTTTCTCAATTTGCTAGAAACTGATCTAGTAGATGTTTCTAAATGCTCAGCTGCGTTAGCAACTGTTGATTGGGAAATAGGGCTTTCTGAACCTACGAAATCTACTAGAGATTGGGTTCTTTCATCTGTCCATTTTGGTAATGCCATGATTTAGTTTTCCTTTATTAATTGTTTTATATTGTTAAAAATTATTATACCTAATTGTTCTGCTTTATTGGTTTTTGCACTTGCAATGCCACTTTCATTTAACAAATGAGTTACATCCTTTGTTAAACTATCTTTTACAACAAAGCCGTGTTTTTCTAATACTTGTTTCGCGGCTGCTTTGGTAGGATAGCTTTTCAACTTTCCTGTAATACAAACTGTTCCCTTAGTGTCTGAAAGACTGATCTGCTCTTGCTTTTCACAAGTAAAAGAAAAGGGTAAGTCGTAATATTCGTTAGCATGAAATACATTTACTAACCAATTAATCAGATTATCCGTAGCTTTTTGACCCAGACCTGCTTCTTTACATGTTTCTGGGGTTATCTCATGTAATGTTGAGATGTGTTTTCCTAATTTATTAGAAGCACTTGTGCCAATAAGCGGGATAGAAAATGCTGGAAGTAGAGTGATTAGGTCTGCGCTCTTTGACTTCGTAATTTCTAGGTGTAGCTTAGTACCCATTTTCTCTGAATCCAACAAGTCCGATATCTCCTCTACTGAAAGAGAGTAGATATCGTGAAAATCCTCAAGACCAAGTTTAGCAATAGTTGCTGGACCAAGTCCTTTGATCTTAAGAGTTTTTCCGAAGTGTTCAATCTTTTTGGAAGATTGTGCGGGACAAAGACTGTTCTTGCAAAATAACTGGTCATTTACCCACTCCAACACAGAGTCACATGCTGGACAATTTGTCGGTGGTGTTATTTTTGTCAAGTTTGTCTTTCTCCCAAATATGATAATATTATAACAAACGAGTGACCATTTGTCAAGAATTATTTTTTGGAAACTGGGATAAAATAAGAGAAGAAATTTTGAAACACTCTGTATGCCCACCAAATTTTTGAGTTGGGGAATAACTATCGTGTTTAAACTCCTCGTGAAGGGACTGCTCAATTTTCCAGCAGTTATAGATGGTGTCGTGATATGTTCGTTGAATACGGAGATCGTATCCTTTGAAACCACGACTTCTTTTGATTACATGCCGCCAGTCTTTGCCACTAGCGATTCCAACCTTGATACATTCACGCTCAAAGGTTCGTTGGTTAACTAATATTACGCCATAGAGAACACCTTCACGATCCTTTTCTTCGGGGTGATTATTGAAGTATGTTTGATTATAAACTCCACTCATTTTACTTGCCATTTATCGCAAGTTTCTTCTGATAAAACGAGAGTAGGTGTAGAAACTCTACACCAGCCCTCGGATAACTTGCTAGTTATATTATGCAATGGTTCATAGAATTTACACTCACCACAGGGGTTTGGAGGTAAAGGTTTTGCTCTGCGTTTCTTGACTTTCTTAGTCATCAACTTCTGGATCGTAGTTATCGGTTTTTTCATTATATCCGTAGTAACCGACTGAGTTAGGATTAGAACTATCCAGCATAGCTTCTGTAATAATTCCATCTACCCAATTCTCTCCTACATCTTCCGCATAACTCTCTGAATGGTCATACACTCGTCTGGTCTCCAGTAGTTCATCATTTTTAAGTAAATCTACTTCCCAACCTTTAGTTGTGTGATAGACCAAAGCTTTTCTTTCTTCTCTCCAGTATTCGTGGTGTAATTCTCTACTTTGGTAATTCATTAATTCTTCCTTAGTGCATTTGCACTCATATCTTGCTTTGCCACACAAGGGGCAATCTATCATTAGATACATTATTTTAACCTCCTAACCATCTCAATTATTCTATCTGCATCGGGGTCTTTTAACCAACCATAGATGCCTTCATCCATTTTTTCATAATCTTCTAAGATATATTCCATTTGGTCAGCAGGAGGGTCTACAAAAAGACCTTCATACATTATTCCTATTTCCCATTGTTTATTTTCATAACCATAGGAGCCAGGAAATCTAACTAAAGATATTTCCCATCCGTTATCAAATAACCAATGTTTTCTTTCTCCTCCGTTCCACTCTTCGGACTTCGGCCACTTTGCCATTAATCAGCCCTCGCTACAACTTGAGGAATAATTTCCCCTGCTCGTATAACTTCTACTTTACATCCAATTTCTAAGTCAAGACTTTCAATTATGGAAATATTGTGAAGAGTTGCTCGTGAAACTGTTGCTTCTCCAACAATGCACGGTTCTAAAATTGCAACTGGAGATACGCACCCTGATTTTCCTACTTGCCAAACAACATCCAGTAGAGTAGTTACTACACCTTGAGGTCGTTGTTTCTTCGCAAAAGCAGCACGAGGATGTTTGGAAGTGTAGCCAAAAGAATCAAATGTCTCATTGTCTACGACTCGCCAAACATCGCCGTCTTGGGGGAACATAGAATAATCACTATCTATTGCTGTTTCAAAACCCCAATCAGATAAGCACTGCAAGTCAGTGATATAGTTATCTGTTGGGTAAGGTTGAACACCATATGCGATAAAAGTTAGATCTCTTGTCTTAAATTCTTCTATGTCTTTTAAGTTAAGTGCGCCTGCTGCATAGTTTCTAGCATTTTCAATGGTAGTTGGTGCAACAAGCTCTCCAGTAATTTGCATAATCTTTGTATTCTCTGCTTCCTCTACCCATATTTCATTTGGCACTATATATCTCATTTTATCAGTAATATCTATGCCCTTCTTGCCATCACCTCTGGTAAGAGCAAGATGAAGTCTACCACGAATATACTGTAAACTTACAGCAGCACCGTCTAGTTTTGGAGTAACCACAACAGCGGCTCCATCATAATATGGTGCTTTATCTCCTGCATAAACTTTTTGTAATGAATACATTGGGAAGGCGTGAGACCAACGAGATTGGTCAGTAGGAATATCGTAGCCGACAGTATCGTTAGCTAGACTCAGTTGTGACTCTAGTCTATCATATACTTCGTCAGACATGATTGGGCTACCATTATAGTAAGCAACCCTTGCCTGTTTGATTAATGCCTCTAAATTTTTCATAAGTATATTATATACAATTTAGAAGTATTTGTCAAGAAATATTTTTAGGCTAGGTATATTTGATCTAGTAATTCTTTGAATTCTTCTTCTAAAATATTTTTACTTTCTGCAAGAGATAGTATTTCTACTAGACCTTGAAAAAGATTTCTACTATTGTCAAAGTCTATAGGCATAGAAATGCCTTCTTTAGAAGGTAACCATTCTTCTGAAAAATCTAAATAATACTTGCGAAGAGATAAGTATTCTACTCCTCTGAAAGTATTTATCACTAAACGAACTTGTTCCGTTTCAGTTTCTTGAATTACTTTTTCGTAAATTGAGGGAGCGTTAAGGTCTATCATTCTTAATCACTCGGTTGAGAGGAACAATACTGGTAACATTACTAGGGGCAAGTAGTCTATAAGAATCCGTGTCCCAACAAAATAATAATACTGTTCCAGAGCTTTCTTTTGCTCTATTTCTTTTTTCTTGAATGTATTGCGTAGAAAAGTCTCTAGTGCATACATTATATTTTAATTTTCGTGAGTTTTGACTTCTATAGGTGACTACTGCGTCCCCTGCCTCATCTATTCGTCTTTTGAACTCATCTTTTTGCATATTTCCTCCAAATTTAATCTAAACAAAAACTCTTTTGTATTGTTAAATTGCAAGGTCTCTTTTACAAGATGCAAAAAACCAAGGCAGTCAGCAACTGCCTTGGTAAATTATTTATGATTTAGTTATTTAGGTTTTCTACTATACCAGCGAAGTAAACTGCTGCCTTACCTGTAAGTTTGGCAATGATTGCGTCGTCAACTTCTTGACCAGCATCACTTAATACTGAGGTAAGTTTAGCTTGAGCATCTGCTACAGAAACTCTGCCACCGCCTGTTGAACCTCCTCCAGAGGATCTTGCGGCTGGAGTTTTTCTCACATATACACCAGCTTTTGTAAGTATCATACGAACCCCGTTTGGTGATTCGCCAAGTTCGTCTGCGATATCCTTGACTATCTCCATTGATGTCTCAGGGGTGGGTTCAGCATCCTGATACATTTCAACTGCTTGTTGTTTGCTTTCATCTGTCCAAGCCATTCTTTTTCTCCTAAAAGTGAATTTTTGTTTGTAATCGTCAAGAGTAAAGGTATTACGATAGCCAGGTGCCCACCCAGTGGTTGTTAGCATCTGATTGTAATATCTGTCACTCAATAACTTATTTCCTTAATATAAATATATTATATAAAAAGTGAAACCAAATGTCAAGAACTATTTTTCGGTAACTAAAAGGATTTCCTACTTAGAAAAATACTTGATAATCATGCCAATCTTTTCTTCTGCATTGGCAATTTTTTCTACTTGTGTTTCAATGGCTTCAACAATGTCTGGGTGTTCTCCAATCCCTGCTGCCATTCTCTCGTACACTCTGATATTTGCGATTGCTACTGCAACTTCTCCTTCAAGTTTTTTAATTAACGCTTCTAATAAGTGATTCATTTTATCTTTCCTCAGGTAAATCGGGCATACTATCCCCGTATATTTCTCTGCATTGTTCTTCAAAATCGCTGTCCCACCAAAGTTCTTTGCGTTTTGTTTCCCAATCTTCTATTGCTTTTTTGATTGCATCTTCTGCTAGAACTGAACAATGAATTTTTATTGCAGGTAACTCTAATGCTTTTGCAATATCTTCATCTTTGATAAGTTTTGCTTCTTCTATTGTAATTCCTTGTAGCATATCTACAAACATAGAAGAAGAAGCAATTGCACTTCCACAACCATAGGTTTTAAACTTTACTCCCAATATTCTATTAGAATCAGGGTCTATTCTTAGTTGGAGTTTCATAACATCTCCACAAGCGGGCGCACCCGTCATTCCTGTTGCTACAGTAGGATCTTTTGGATCAAACTTACCAACTGAGAATTGTTCAGGACTATTTAGAACTCCTTCAAATCGTTCTATTACTTCTTTACTATATGCCATTATCTTTTTAATGCCTCGTCACAAAAAGCAAGAACAAATCTTTCTTGCCATTTGTCAATTAGTGTAGGAAGAATAAGGGCAGGAAAAGCTAAAGTAAATAAAACTGTAGCAACAATCCACCCTGTAATCTCCAATCTAACTAATATACTTTCTTTGTGAAATTTTTTAAGGAAATTTACACTTGGATAGTATAATCTATAAAGTGAAAATAATACTCCCGCTATGTAAAATGCCAAAAAATATTCCATTATAAATACTCCTCCAAATGCCTTAAACTTCCTAAGTCATAAGCAAGAGATCCGCTGTAGTGTCCAGCGTTATTAATTGTTCCAAAATAAGGTGATTCACACTCAGCCATTTCTGTAACCCAGAGAGTATAGTATTTTGATCCATACTTTTCTTCATAGTTCATTCGTGTATCTTCTCGTAGAATTGTAGCAATACAATTTTTTCGTACTGCCCAAACTCTTTCTCCTTCTTGGAAGTTTTCTGATACACACTGCTCTGGTAGCATTGCATTTCTAATCCCTTCATAGTCTGTATTAGCTAACTTTTGTGGTATTCCTAATCTTTCTATCACTGCTTTAATAAATGCAGGGGATCTATAAAGTGCTTTTGCTATGTCTGAAATGTTTGCACCCTCTAAATAATAAGTCACGATGCTCTTCTTTTCGGCTTCTGTAACTCCTTTTCCTTTGTTCTGTGCTTTTCTTAATTCACGGTATCTGATTGTTTCATTATGCTCAGCAATAATATTGTTGAGCCTTGTAGTGTTGTATGTGATATTAAGAATACTACATGCTTCTTTCTTTGTTATAGGTTTTTCACTTTCTAACAAATCAATTACATGCTGTATATTACTTTCTGTTAGTTTTTCATGTTTTTTTATTCGTGCTGCCAATCTCGTTTCCTAATAAAATTATTGCGTAATGAATGATCTTTAGTAGATCTTCTTGATTTTTTCCATACTTCTTCCCGTACCTTTGGGCATATTTAATTATATTGCCTAAACAAAATCCTTCTCCATGCCCTGCATCAAATATGAACTCTGTTGATTGTATCTTGTTCATACTGTAGTGAAGTTCATAACTATTATTTATATGCTCTTCCACCATTTTTTGTACAAGAGGTTCCTCAAATTTATACTTTATCACTTAGCTGTTATCCTTTTTTCATAATCAGCATAATCCTCATTCCACCAATCAGGCTTATCACGATGTGACCACGCTGCAAATGTTGCTTTATCAAGATGGTAATAATCACGATAAGATTGTACTGGATTATCATAGTCTTTCAACTCGTCAGGCATAGCAAGACCGAAAGTTGTAAACCCAACTCTCGGAAGATTAACAGGATCTGGTAGTTTGTTTACTACTTCCATAACTGATTTGTGTAGCTTTCCATAACGATAATGGTATTCATCGTTCAGCGCATTAGCATAGCAATGAACCCATTCATGATTATCCAATGACTCTCTTGCCCAGATTGTGCAAGGGTGATTATACATCATCGGAAGGTAGGGGATGGGTCGTTCCTCGGGACTTAAGTGCTTGATCTCAGCTTTCGCTTTATTCAACACTTCGCGTTCTTCCGCTTCAAGGGCGCGAGGAACGAAACCCAGTAATTTATCAATCCAAATAGTAGTGCATAGTATCTGTGCAGCTTCAAGAGGCATCTTAACAATATGCTTGTCAACATGATACTCTGCTGCTTTGTCTAAGTCTTCGTCAAGATAAAATAAATTCATCTATCTTTCCCAGCACTTATAGCCTTTGCACTCATTTTTAGTAAAACCAAAAGGTTTACAGTAAGGGCAAGGCTTATCTGATTGTTTGATTTTTTTAATATCCTTGAATTTTTTCATAACTTATATTATACAAAATATAAAAGGAAAAGTCAAGAACTATTTTTTGTCTCCATTAAAAGAGGATGATGATTTACTGGTTCCAGCATAAAGCCCAAACCAAGCGGCACCAGCACCCACAATTATACTAATAAGTCCTGACTGCTCAAGGGTAGGTTCTGGTAAGTCCATAAACCACATAGTCGCATAATAAAGTAAGAAGATGTAAACGCTTAGAAAAGCACGGGGAAAAATCCTCCAGCTGTCTACAGCGGCAGCCATGTGTATCCACTTTTGCCACGGATTTACTTTGTCTTCATTTTCTAACATAAAGATTTTTTGTTTCAGGTCATTGTTCTCCTGAATCATCTCCATGAATTTACTTAGATCAATTTCTACTTCATTACGATCCATGTCCCCACTAAAATGTCCACTAGGCATGTTCATAATTTATCCTCAGCTGTTTACAGCTTTATCTTTAGCTTTACCTACATTAAAAGCAAACCAGTCTAAAAGTTTATATAACTTTCCGACAAATTTATCGTCTGCAGGGGTAGGTGTAAGTGCTGCAACGATTGAAGCAAACATTACCAACCAAGGTATTACTTGAATCCAACCGATTACCCATTGAAAGAATCCTAACATTCTTCTCTCCTATGCTCTTGCGAGCCTTGCCTTTTAGGCTATTTCATACTTAATGATAGTATTTAATCTTAGATCTTCCCACCTTTTATCGTGAATTCTATAAACTAAAATACTATCAGAATCCGACTGATTTATTCTATTAGTAAAATAAGTCGGATTAAGCGTACATCGTGCTATTCTTTCTTCTCCAGATATTAAACTGGTAAAGTAAATATCCACAACGTTTCGTTCTAAAACTGATTTAAGTTCTGAAAATGTATAACTCATTTATTTTGTTCTAAAGCTTCTATTCTATCTACTAAAGGTTGGTATCCGTCAAAGCCTTCTATTCCACACTTAGGGTGTGCCATACTTTCTAGCTTTATTACTCTTTCTTCCAACTCCTCTAACCAATCTTCATTTTCTTCAAAACGACCTTGTACAGCAGGGTTTCTATCAAAGAACTTTGATCCCTTCATCATTACACGATAGTTTTGAAAAAAGTGCCACCAATCAGCTATTGTTTTCCACATAAAATATTATGTCTCCAACACTGTGTAGCCTTTCTGTATCTTCATCAGGAATTTCTATTTCGCACTCTTCTTCTACTTGCATTATAACTTCTACTATGTCTAAGCTATCTGCACCTAAATCATCTATTAGATGTGTGGTAGGAGTAATTGCATCTGTATTAAAATGATCTTTTAATATTTTATGTATTTTTTCACTGTTTGACATATTCTATATCCTCTGTGGTTACTGTTCTATAGTAAACTACTATAGATTTTAATTCTGTTATGTATCTTTTAAGTTCTTGCATATTGTACGCCATTAGTTCATAGTCAGGCACACTCATAGCAAAGAATACTAAATCTCCTGAGTTTGGATTTTCTTTTTTAACTCTTTCTAAAAACTCTTCTAAATTTTCATCTGATACAACATACCAATAAGGTTCTTTAAGATCTATTTCTCTTGGTAATACTGGCTGTGATATTTGCCTTTGTATCGGCTTTGCACTAACCTCTAATGTTCTTGTCGGGAACAGGGTGCACTGCGAGACCATCGTCAAGGTCGTCAATATCAACAGTGATCTTTTCAATTCCATCAAATACCTCCTTGGTAGCTTTGTTTGCTCTTGTTTCAATTAGCCCAGGCTTTGCTGTTGCTAATTTTGTTAAATTATGTCTTTTGAATATGTCAAGATATCTATTCATTTCTTTTTGAGCTTCTTGACTTTGTTTGGTTAAGACATTCATTTGTTCTGTTTGTAATGCAAAATCATTCTGTAAAGTTCCAATGGTTTCTTCTTGCATTTGAACTGCACTTTCTAATTTTACATTATTTTCTTTTAGTGTAGTGTTCTCATTCCATAACCAAAAACAAGCACCACCTAATATTACAATAATGCCCATCCAAAATTGTGTCATTATAATTCCTCTATCTTTATATTAAGTCCTTCTGCACCATGAATTTCTACTATTTCTTTTTGTTCAGTTCTGAACTTTATAGAATTTTTATTTCGGTATAGAACTTTTCTTATTATAAATACTTGATCGTCAGAGTCTCCCCATACATTGTTAAAACTTACTGTTAACTTAAATAATTTAATAAACTTCGCTTTGAAGTTTATCCACCATTCTTGAAATGTTTGTTTTTGTTCAGACATCTGACCAATCTTTTCCTTCAAATAGTAAGGCTTCTGCTTCTCTGCGTCTAACCAAACCTTCTAAAACTTTACCTCCCGCTTTATTCCATCTCTTCATTTGTGCAGGCACTTCAGCATACTGTCCTGCATTTAGAACTTTAAGCATTGTGGAACTATTGAGATTAGTCGGACCGAGATTATATGTCCATGATACCAATGCATCAAACATACACTGGTCTAATTGATTTTCTACTGCATTGAGTACATGGGTTTCATACTCAACTAATTCTTCTAGAAGCATTTCTTCTGCTTCTTGTCTTGTTATGGTCATGCCTTCTTGAACACCTTTGATGTGTCCATACCCTATTGTCCATACTCCTACTGCGTCTTGATAGGCTTCTAATTCGCAACCTTCAAACTTCTTAATAAGGGATAAACCCTCTGCTGATATTTTCATAAGCTAAAACTTTCTCCACAGCCGCACTGTGCTGTCTCTTGTGGACTTTTTATAATGAATCTTTCATTTAGTCCATCTTCTTCCCATTCTATGAATATCTCTTTTACATATCCCCATGTCATGGGATCAACTGCAATTATTCCATAAAATATTGCATCGCTGTGTAGGCTTGGTTCTTCTAAGTATTTTAACTCATATGACCAACCATTACAGCCATTTGGTAATAGGGAGAGCCTAACGCCCCAAACTTGCTTTGAGGCGATACGCTCTTGTAGTTTTTCTAACGCTGTTTCGCTAACTGTTATCATTTTCTTACTTTAACACAGATATCTTTTTCTTCTATACAGACAGTATCTGTGTCTTCACCAGTAACAATATAAACAATCACTTTGGAAGACTCCTTCTTACGATTGAAGAAGGATTTTCTTACTTTCCCTCAGGATTTTCCTGAAGTTCGTCAGTTTGTCTGTCTACTTCTTCAGCAACAGTTACGGCAACACCTTGAACGGTTTCAGCAGCAGTTTTTGTGATGTCTGAAACATCCTGCAATACTGCACCACTTACATCTACAGCAGTTCCTACTGTAGCGTCTACCATTTTAGTTCCACCATCAATCATGGCTCCAACTGACGCACATGAAGCGAGGTATACAACGCCAAATAATGATAATAAGTTTTTCACTATTTTCTCCTTTTATTAGAATTACCTAATACTTTTGCAATGGATTGTTCAAGGCTCCGTTGCAGCCTTTCGGCATGATGAAGAAGTTCTTCATCTTGCCTTTGTCTTTTGTTCTTAAGACGAAGCGTACTCTTGCGAGTACGCCCCGATTTAGGTCTTTGACAATAGACAATCAAACGACATATCCTACAC